TCATGTCGGACGCCTGGGCGGACATGGCGACCACTATGCCAAAGCGGAAGTAATGAGAAAAGAAATAAATCAGTGAATGTGGCTGGAAGCCTTGATTTTATTGGGTTTGCTTGTCTCATTTAACCCGATTAAAGTGTGTTTTTTGATTTTGCCGTTTTTTCGCAAATTTCGCGGTTTGTTCTTTGAGCTCGAAAATTTCTCACGACTTGTGAGAAATTTTTATTTATGTGAATTGGCGTTTTTGAGCCGTTAAAGGCGTTTTGAATTTTTCTTGAAAATTGGAGTGCGGACATTTGGTGCGGACATGTTTTTGAGGCTTGTCGCATTTCGTGAGATAAAGTATATTTGAAATATGATAGATGGATTCGTAGAATGCAAAATTTCCAAAAAGGCTAAATCTGATGATTTAAGCATTTTTGAAATGCATGAAAATACAATCAAAAGAGTCGCCGAAGGAGAGGTTGATATTTCGAGCGCCAACCGCAGAATTGACAAATTGAATGTAAGTATTGACTTGAAACTATAAAAAAAGAGGCAGGATTTTAGATCCTGCCTTAAATTTTTGCGGGTGGTGGAATTTGTTCTACAAGCCTGCCGTTTCATTGGTCCAGAGCGGTTTCAGTATCTTGTTCCCAAATGAAGCCGCCGCACCAGAGTAGCGGGGCAACCAACAGGCATAAGCAAGCGATTATAATCAGGAGCGTCATATTTCACCTCCGCGTTATACCTTTAATATAGGTTCTTTTTGGTCGTGTGGAACATTATTTTCCGCTTTTTTCTTCTGGAGTATGGCGGAGAACTCTTCGATGGTTGGCACCTGGAGCGTTCCCTTGCCGTAGGGGTTCGGGGAGCGCATCTGCGGGCAGCCGGTGCCGAGTTTCTTGCTGGTGGCGTAGTGCTTGACCATTTCGCGGACTTCGAAGGCGTTGAAGGGGTATTCCAGGCGGTCGAAGCCGTAGAACTGGAGCACGGTGCCGATGTGCGGATCGTGGAAAACGAGCTTTTCTTTCTGCTTGGCGAGTCCAGCCGTTTTCTTGAGCAGCATGGGGAGCAATAGTTCGAGCTGGCTGTCGGTTTCGGCCTGTTCGGGGGTCTTCTGCGTGCCCTGGAAGTCCTTCCAGTTCCTGAGTGCGGCATGCCAGTCAGAGAGCGGGAGCCCGGATTTCATCTTCCAGCCGGTCATCGAATAGTAGTTGTAGAAGCGCCTTGCGCAGTCTGCGGACTTGCCGAGCTTCGCGGCATACTCGACGGCTTCGTCTTCGCTTGCTGGGCGGTTGCCCACGTTCGTGCGGGTGTTCTTCCCGGAGCGCTTGACGGACACGACGCAGTAGTCGTCCTTGATGCCCAGGGAGTCTTCGGAGTGCATGATGTAGGTGATGCGCACTGTAAGGCTGCGGCCTGTTTCGTTGCCGCCGTCGGTCTCGAAGAGCACCAGGCGGTCGCCTGCACTGTAGAACTTGTCAACCTTGTGGATGACGAAGGTCAAGTCGCCGTTCATGAGCGCTTCAAAGTTCCTTTTTTTGACTTTCATGACGTATTCCATGGTGCTTACCTCACGAATTGCCAGGATTGCGGGGCCCTCTTGGCTCCCAAATCCTTTAAATGGAGCCAATCTTTGCCAAAATAGTCGGCTTCCACGATGTGCCAGGCATAGAGTTTGCCCTTGCCCTGGGCCTTGTATTTCTCGATTTCATCGCGGTTTACGCAGCTTTGAGAGACGATTTCGTCTGAAATTTCGGTAATTTCAGTAATTCTGTCGATGTAAATGCGTCCTGTGACGCTTTTCTGGTCGGTATCATAGATGTAAACTACAAGAGCTTCGCTGTCGAAAAGTAATTCCCTGCAATGTATGGGGTTATTGACTGAATTGCGGATTACTGGAATGTTTTTCCGAAGTTCTACGGTCTTCTTGTGACTGAATATCAGATCTGCCCATTCATTGTGGATGCTCATCAGGATCTCTTTCATCTTTCGACTCCTTTACAGTAGCGCGTTCACCTTGGCGGCGATTTCGAACATGCGTTCTTCCAGGTACTGGCCGGGGCAGGCTTTGTTCTTGAACCACTTGTGGAGCGTCATGTTCTGGATGAGTTCGCCGTCGCTGTCCTCTTGGCCGACCAGGGCCTTTTCGTTGTGCCAGCGGAGCTTCTGGATGCCGTTACGCTTGCAGATGTCGGCGACCAGGTAGATGAGGCTTGAAAAGGCCTCGGCGGTCACGGCATACGGTGCGGTGTCGTCGCTCGATACCTCGATGGTGACGGCGCGGTTGTCGTTGGCTGCGTTGCTAGAACACCAGCTGCGGTCGGCTTCATCGACATAGAGCGCGATGTGGCCCAGGTCGTCGATGCCGTAGTTGCTGGATGCCATGCGGCCCTTGGCAGAGAAGAGCTTGCCAAGCGCACGCACGTTGATGTGGCCTGCGGTGCAGTGGATGGTGATGGTGTCTATCTTGTGGTTCCGGGGCGTTGTCCTGTTCGGGCTTATCTCGGTGTGCGATACTAGCGGGCTGTTCATTTCGACTCCTATAGTGAGGTTGCAACCATGTAGAGCACGGTTATTGCGAGTGCAACAAAGGCGACGCAGTAGGCCGCCTTTGCCGTGGTCTTTATGACCTTGATTATGCCGTTTGCCGTAATCATCTGAATGCGTTTTCGGTGATGGTCCTGCCGCCCCAGCGCTTGAGCGTCATGCCGTTCTGGTCGAGCCATTGCAGGCGCACCAGCGTCTTGTTCCGGTTGTAGATGTCGCCCTGGTCCTCTTCCAGGGTGTTGTAGTGGGATCCGGCGAAGAACTTGACGGCGTAGTAGACGGCGTTGCGCTTGACAGCGCCCATGCCTGCGTGTTCGAGCATTTCGAGCAGGAGCCGGTCGGCAAGTTTCTTCGAGAGGAAGCCGTGGTAGTTGACATCGTGGATGAGCCACGCGAGCGCGAGCTTGATGTCGCCGATTTTCGGGATGAACGGGTTCACGATGGAAGGGCCGCTGCGGAAGTCGGTGACGTAGCTGGGGCGTATCTGGTAGACCAGAGTGCCGGGGACGCACTTCGCCTGGATCTCGATGCGGAGCGGGTTTCGGATGCTGTACATTTCTTCGCACCTGGAATACTTGTCCCAGGTGGGGACTTCCGGCTTATACGCGAGGTTCACGGTCAACTCCTTTGGGGTGGGTGGTGTCGCAGGCCTTGCAGACCCACTTGCGGTCTTCGAGCTTGCAGTATTTCTTGTGACCGCACCAGCTGCATGTCACGTATTCGTTGTATATTCGGGTGTCTTTCATTTGGCCTCTGTTGTAAAAGGGTTGCCTGCGGATGCTTCGCGGCTGCACCCGCAGGCGTCGTTTGCTGCTTATTGGTCAGCTTTGCCGAGTTTAGGGGCAGTGCGGGGGCTCGAACCCCGCCGTGTCCGGGTCACAACTCCCGGCACGTGGCCAACCGCAACCGCCCAGAGACTACCGCCACGACAATGGCTCAAAACGTGACGGTAATCGTGAGAACTGCCGCCGCTATCCAGTAGATGACCTTGCGGATGTCCATATCTACGATGCCGTAAACGATGGCCGCCGCAATGTCAAGGATGATGAGGACCAGTGGAAAGATTTGTTGTTTGCTCATCCCTTCTCCCACTTTGCAAGCAGGTCGTTCATTGCCGCGTGGGGGCTTGTGCCTACGCCGCGCATGAGTTCCTTGCCTGCCGATTGTCTGATGACGACTGCATAACCGTGCGTGTAGTCCGCTTCGAGGGAGAGCTGGTCGCGGAAGAAGTCGAGTGTCTCTTTACTGTTCGGCATTCTTGACTTCCTCCGTTGCAAGCGGGATATCGTTGAAGTTGAGGATGAACTCGCTCCAGCCACCTTCGGGAACATCGGTATTCTTGGAACGGAAGCGGAGCGCCATCTTGGAGGACTTCACGAAGATGGATTCGTCGAGCATTTCCATCGCCTTCACCCATTCCTTGTCCTTGATGTCGAGCTTTTTCAGCTTGAGGAGCATCGTTGTGTTGATGCGGCCTTGCTTGTCAACGGAGAACGCCTGGGAAATGAGCTTTGCAACCACTTCATCGACATTCCTGAGGCGTTCGTTCAGCCACTTGTCGATTGTGGTCTTGACCATCTGCAGGCGTTCATCAAAGCTGATTGTTTCGTTGATGCGGCGCTCGATGCAGAGGTTCTGGGAGAAGTTGTAAAGGATGATGTTGCCTTTCCAGCCTTCGCGAACCTTGCTGTCCTTGGCAAGTTCCTTGAGGTACTTTTCGACAGCTGCCACGATCTCAACCTTTTCGTCTGCGAGTTTCGCGGAAAGCTTTGTGACGCGCTTGATGATGGATTCCACAAGCTTGTCGCGTTTCTTGTCAATGGGCTTGACATATTCTTCGGGGATTGGGCGGCCCTTATCGTCGAGCCAGTTGCCCTGCTTGTCTTTCATTGCCATGGTTTACCTACTTGTTTTTGGTTTGTTGTTTAAATTGTTCGGGGCTCTTGGCTCCCATTGCCTGGATTGCCTTGATGATGATTTTCGCGTCATCCTTGCAGATCCAGGTGATGACCTCGACTCCTGTCAGACGCTTGCAGAATGCGTTCAGAGCCTTGCTGCGGTCTTGGGCTGTCGAGGCCCTTGAGACTTGCGCCCACATCGCTTCAATCGCTCTCAGCTGCCTGGGTGTCGCCAAGTGTTTCTTGCGTTCCACGAGGTCGTTGAACTTCTGCACGTTGCCGTGGACCTTTTCGCGGAGTTCCTTGATGAGCTGGAAGCGCTGTTGCGGGTTCAGTTCCTTGGAACTTCGGACGTGGTAGCGGTCGTTCAGCATGTCGCGGTAAGCTTCGTCGTTCAGCCCCAGTAGCCTTGCAAGGCCGTGGATGGTCTTGAAGTCCTGTGCACGGCGGTCTGCGGGTGTCATTGGGCTACCACCAGCATTTGACTTGCGCTGTCGATGATTTCATTGTCGAGCGTGTCCCGTTGGTTGTTGCGCATGAGTTCGCGACTCCACATCACGAGGTGCGAAAGCAGACGGAAGTTGCGGCGGCAAGTCTTTGCGCACTGTTCAATGACGTTCGGCTCGTAGTTCTCGAATCGGCTATCGATGTAGGCCTTGATGTCCGCATCCTTGAGAAGCTTAGCCCTGCACGGTGCACTGATGCGGCTGTTCAGCTGTGCATAGTGGTTACGGTCGCCCTGCACGTTCTTTTCGAGGCGGGGCATGCCGCAAAGTGCGATTCCCACGCCCGCCTTGTCGTGCACCCTACGGATAAGTTCGAGTGCGCGGTAGGGCAGGTGCTCTGCCTCGTCGATGATGATGAGACGGCCCGAATCCTTGAGCTTTGCGACGATGCGGACAAGGTTGTCGTGGAGGCTGCCACGATCGTCGAGGCTGAGTTCCGCACAGAGTTCGCCAAAGAGAGCCTTCGCGGTGTAGCCGTGGTCCGCCTCGATGAGGATGACGGAGGGGTGAGTCTTCGCAAATTCCTTGAGGGCGGTGGTCTTGCCGCAGCCTGCATCGCCCGTGAGCATTCCGCAAATCTGGTGAGCGAGAACGAGGCTGCAAAACTTCTGGATGGTCTTGAACGCACTTGTCTGAACGATGCCGTCGTTAGTCCTGAACTTGGAACGTTCGGCTTCGGTCGCAAGGAAGTCCTTCGCCTTGTCGCAGATGGAGCCTGTGTCGCCCGTGTAGCTACCCTTGAGGAAGTAGCTGAGGGTGGCGGGGCTTATGCCGAGGGCCTTTGAGACTTTCGTCTGCGAGGCTCCCGTGCGTGACATGTAGTCGTTGAGCTGTTCGATAATCTGTTCCATATCTATCCTTATGGGTTGTTGTTGAAAGTGGGAGCCTCCGGGGGCGGTAACAAGGAGGTGTGTGAAGTGTTGCGGCATGTGCCGCTGCCCCCATCGGCAAATTCATTAGAGGAGGCCGTGTTCCTTGAGGCGTTCCTTGATGCGGTAGTAGGTGCGTTTTTCTTCCGGGTAAACCAGTCCGGGAATCTTCCCGCCGTTCCTGATTATCGCGCCCGCCTTGTCCACATTGCGTTCTGCTGTGGGGCCGCCCACTGCACGGTATATCCGTAAGAGTTGTATGATGTCAACATTCATTATGCGTGCCTCGCGAGTTCTTCCCAGAGCGATTCGGGTTCGGCGGTTTCGCCTTCGTCATCGTCTCCGAGCAGGTTGATGATTTCGCCATTGCCGACAAGCTTCTCGCTCTTGAGTTGTGCGGAGTCCTTGTCGTGGCGGGTGATATGAGTCGGTCCTTCCGGGATGAATACGCCCTGCGGGCCTACTGCGGTGCGCATCGCTCCGATGTATTCCGCTGCCTGTTCCTTTGTCATTTCCGGGCAGATTTCCTTGAGGAGCTTTTCTTCGTGACGCTTGCGTGCAACGCCTTCGGCAATCTGCTGCTTGCTCACCACATCGTCATCCTTGACCATCGCACCCACGGAGCTTTGCAGGTAGCATTCGCCGATGAGCTTCTTGTCGGAGTCATAGCACCATGCGGTCCGCATGTCTTCGGGGTCGTATCTGAAAGTAACCTCGCGGCCCTTGTAAACCGGCATCCATTCTGCCCAGTACCAAGTATCCATCTGTGCGTAATGGAAGCCCATGTGCATGATGCGGCCCGTGACGGTGCGGCTTACGAGCATGGAGAGCGTGTCCTTCGAGACTCGACGCATCGGTTCACGCTTCACGATTTCTGCGTTCCAAAGCTGTGCGCGGGTCATGCCGTTGTGGTGCTTGCCGAGGCACGGAAGACCGGGGAACACGTTCGTCATGTAGTCCTGTGCGAGGTCGTGGAATTCATCCCAAGTGAGGAAGTCGCCACGCTTGAGCACTCCCTTCAGGGGCTCGGGCTTTTCCACGACCGTGCCGCCCTTGAAGCTGTTGAACAGCCTATCAAAGCCGTTTTTAATGACCAGGAAGTTGCGTTCAATGATCTTTGCACGTGCGTTGCGGACTATGGCGAAGTGCATCTTGATGCCGAGGCGGCTTGCCAGGGATTCCGCATACTGTTCGTCTTCCACAATCTTGTTGCCACGGCTTTGGCCGGAGAAGTCGCGGTTGCGGTATTCGCGGCCGTTATCGACGTAGAGTTCTTCGGGGAGTCCGTAGCGTTCGATGCCATTGCGGATTGCCCTGAGCGTGTTTTCCGTGCCCGGTGCGTCGTGGTGCAAACACCAGCCCATGGGCATGTAGGTCTTGAAGTCCATGAAGAGCGTGATGTAGCAGGTGGCGGGTTTCTCTTGACCCGGAACTTTCACGAACACGTCCCACGTGCGGGTATCGCCCACCCATACCTGACCAGCCTTGAGTTCGGAGTAGTCACGGTCGAGGTGGTAGCCCTTGTTGTCGTAGAATTTCTTCTTGCCTTCGCGTGCAAAGTAGATGACATCGGGGGCGAACTCGGTCTTGAGTCTGCGGGTAAAAGCGGATGCGCTTGGGAACTCGCTTTCGTCTGCGACTTCGCCGCGTTCCATCGCCTTGCCGAGTGCTATCATGCGGCAAGAAAAAACGCTTATCTTGTTCGCTGTCAAGTACGCGGTCTTGAAGTCCTCGAACATCGCGTCACTCACGGTGGATTTCATTGTCTCGCGGTGGTTGATGAGGGCAATCTTGCCGCAGTCATCGACAGCTGCACGCTGACGGTAGATGCTCTTGATGCTCGTCTTCATTTCGGGATGGGCCTTGTTCCATTCATCCACGAAACGCCCGAGCTCCTTTGTGCCCGTGATGCCTTCGCACTTGAGCAAGATGAGCGTCCACTTGTCATAGTTTTTCTTGGATCTCCCGCAAGAACGGTCGTAGGCGCGGTTCAGAAGGTCAAGGTCTTCCTTGGGCCTTGTCACGCTCGAAAGTTCAGGCAGGCACCCTGCGATATAGCGGTCGCATGCCTCTTTCGGGAGCGAGCGGACGTTTATCTTCACGACCTTGCGTCCGTTTTCCTCTTGCCATTCGTACTCCCAAAGAGAGAGCTGGCGGCGGACGTGTCGCTCGGAAATGCCCAGAAGCTCTGCGGCCTTTTCTGTGGATATCCAAATAGGTTTCATCGGTGGCCTAGCGGTTGAGAGCCCTTGCTGTCATTGCGTCCATCACTTCGGTGGGCAGGTCGTTGTTGCAGAAAACGACCGTGCCTTCGCAGCGGAACTGGCGTGCGACCTGTTCCTTCCAGAGCATGTCGAGCCCGCGGCCAGCCTTGAGGCAACGCCCGCAGGCGTGGTGGCCGTTGATGTAGAGGTTCGACTTACCGCCGCAGCATTCGCAGTGGCGGACTTGGGTGAACACGAGCGAGACGCGTGGTCTTGCGGAACGATGAATAAGAGTGGTATTCATGGTCGTTCTCCTTACTGCTTGGTGTTTTCCGGGGCGATGCCCACGACAGCAACGTGGACTGCGTTCTGGCTGCGGCCCTGTTCCTTTGCCATGCGGGTGTTTTCGACAATCCACGGGCAATTGCTGAGGATGGCGGTCTGGATACGGATGAGCGTCTGCTTGAGGTCGTTGTTATCGTTATCACGCTGGCTGAGCCTTTCGTATTGCCTCAGGCAGAGGTCGATGAGCTGTTTTTCGAGCAGCGTGCGGGTGGGCTCGTTGGCGAGAATCTTGAGCGTCTTGCGGTTGAGTTCGTAATGCATGTTGTTTCTCCTTAGCGGTTGGGGGTGGTGCGGAACTTTGTCCGTTCGTAGTGGATCTTGTTGCTGACAAGGCGGTATTCCCTGGTGCCGGGCTTGAAGTTGCGACGGAGCGTGTCAAGCTCGACGATGCGCCTCATCTGCGATTTCTTGAGCTCCGTCATGGTCCTAGCCTTCCAAATCTTCGAGTGCCTTGTTGACGAGGAACTTCACGAACTCCTTGTTGTTGGGGAACGTGTGGCCCTGCTCGAAAAGGCGTTTCTTGACCGAGTTAAGGCGGTCGGTGATGTCTGCCGGGAGCGACACGCTCGGCACCATTCGCGGGAACAGTTCGCACTGGCCGGAGACCTGGTTCGTGCCGGGCAGGGCCGTTTGAGATTGCGGCGTGTAGTCAATCTTGCGACGCGTGGAGTATTTGCCCGTATGGCGTAACTGCGGGAGAACTTCTTCCATTACCCAGCGTTCGAACACTCTTGCACGGGGCATGCGGGAACGCAGGATAAGGCGGAACACATCAGGTTCGGAGATTACGATCATGGCTTGTCCGTGACCGTTGGCATCCTCGATTGTCGCCTTGTGTGCCATCTCGGTTTCGCCATCAATCAGGTCCTTGGAGTCGATGACCTTGCGGCAGTGGGCCTTGATGACATCGGCGGTCTTCTTGGTGTAGCCGAGCACCTTGCAAACATCGTCGGCAACAAACCAGACCGTGCCGGTTCTGTCTTTCGCCGGGCGGACCTTGAAACCTTCTCCGTCGGCGCTGAAAATCCTCGTGACGAAATTCATTGCTTCATCAGCAAGATTCTCGCTCTTGGGTGGTTCCCCCTGGACTGCAGGCAGGGTTTCGCCAATGACATCGCGGTCGAAGTCGGTGTCCCCTTCGCCCTGAATTTCGGGGTCTTTTTCGGGGAGGAGATTCCCCGTTTCGGGGAATCTCGTCGGGGTGTTTTCTGCTTCTTCATCGAAAAGATTGTTGATCATTATGCTACTTCCTTTTTGACAATTCCAAGGTCTTGGAGGATGGGGGTGAGTTGCTTGTTGGAGCGGTAGCCTGTGGCTACTTCCCTTATGTAGTGCGGGCTGTAGGGCTTTCCTGCGATTTCAGATACCGCGTTAGCGACCGCTATCCATGAGATTTTTGTCTCTGTAAGATTTTTAATTGTTGGCATGGGCAAATCCTTTTTTTACCTTTGCTTTGTAGTGGTGGTTGTTACCACTACATCAATAAAATTAATCAAAGATTCCTCAAATGTCAAGAGAAACTCTGAAAAAAATGATATTCTTGACATCAAGGGAGCGATAGCCCTATCCAACACGCCCCTTGAACGCCTCGCCCAGCTCGTAGGAGTCGCCCCTGCCGTGCTCTCCTCCTGGCAAGACGGCACGGCCACGCCCACGCCCACGCAACTCTCCACGCTGTTCAACCTCGTCGTCGCCCTCGGCCTCTCCGCCCAAACCGCCGCCAAGCAAGACCCACCCACCCAAGCTACCGCGTAATCGGGAACATTATAGAGCTGAGGTTTTAAATGTCTTCCAGCAGCATGTGCCAAACCGTCTATGATACCGTTCACACCGTTGTCTACGATACGGTGCATACATCTGTATTTGATACTGTTCATACTGTTTCCTTCGATACGGTTCATTCGTTGGTTTATGATTCTGCGGCGGTTACGGTTCAGGCTTTAAGGGACTCGCAAGCGTTCTACAGCTGGGCGTTCATGGCTGTTATAACCATTATCGGACTAGGCACCGGCATTCTTGTTTTTGTGCTGAACAGGTTGTGGGACAGAAAAGTCAATATTGAGGTTGACAAGCTCAAGAACGACTGCAAAAAACTTTCTGAAGACGCCGTGAACAACGCCTTGAAAATGGCAGAAGACCGTTTCAGCAATGCAGCCAAAAAAGAGCTGGCAACGATGAAAAGGGAATCTGCCGAGCTGCTGAAAAAGGAGGTGTTCAGCAAGTTCGACATCCTGAACCGTACAAGAGAGCCCGTGCTTGTCCTTAGCGAATTGAGTTCCTTGCTGAACAAGGTCAAGTACGATGTTGATGATGAACTTCTGGACTTTATCGATTCCAATATATTGCCCAAGATTGAATGGAGTCTGAACGAGGTTGAGCAGCTCGGCTTTTCAGAAGGAGCCGGTTCGTTCATGCTTGGTGTCAAGGAGAAACTTGGCTGGTTTGTTGAGACCTTGCCAAGCGCTCCCGTGGATGCCGAAAAGAAAAAACTTGTCATTAAAAACATTGGCGAACTCGACTCTAAACTCACGCAAATTCTTGACGAATTATTCCATATCAAACGAGACCGCGAAGCCACAGAAAAAAGCGGGCGGTTCCATACATCCAAAAGGGGAAGGATAGGGCGATAACGTCGCAGATAATGAGTGGCCAGTTGTCCTTTCTGTAGAAGTGCTTGATGTCTTTCCATGTGATGTCGAATAGATTCATATCAGTTCCCCCAAGCGAGTGATGGCGTATTCTACGATGTCGTAGGCCTGCACAATCGCCAATCCCAAGACCGCGATATTGAATAGCAACGATGCCAGGATAATTTTGTTTAGGTCGTTCTTGTCCTTGTCGGTAAAGTTGCCGTCCTTTTGAAATTCGGCACGGAAGTATTCGTTGACGAACGCGGGCCATGTGAATTGCAGTGTGGCAAGCGTTGACAGTTTGCCGATGAGAGAGACTCTGTTCTTGAGTTTCATTTTCACATCCTTTGTTTGGATTGTTGTAATTTCATGCGTTTTTAGTTATATTTGAATTACAGATGAGCGTCTGGGATTCCCTTACATTTGATGACCTTCCGAACGAGGATTTAAAGTGGGTTGCAAAGACCCTCGGTCTCGATGTCGCCAAGAGAATCTGGAAACGCTTTGCGGGCAACCATGTAGCCTGTCCATCCCGGATGACTCCGAACGCTGTGCGCCGCTACATGGCTGACAACTGCGAAAAGACTGTCCACCAGCTTGCCTTCGAGACGGGCGTGAGCGAACGCACGATTTACCGCTACCTTAACTTTGTGCCAAAGAAACGTGACAGCGGGCAAATGTCTTTGTTCTAGATTCATTCCTTTATCCATTCGCCGGTTCGTGCGTGGTGCAAGTAGTTTTCTGCTTTGCGGATATCGTCTTCCCAATTGTTGTCGGGCTTGAGGCCTGCACGGCATTGATACTTTACGGCGTTGCCGATGTCGTAGGCAGCTTCACGCGGAATTTGTGGACGCTTGACGATGGCGTGGATGATCTTGATTGTTTCCACGGGCATTTCGTTGTAGTAGGTCTGTTTTTTTGTAGTTGGGTTTGGTGTGGGTTTTGTCATTTTGTACCTTGGGTTAAGTGTTCTTGACGATGTGCTGGATCATCATGTTCTCGATAACCTTCACATCTTCATCTTGCAAAAGCATGTAAGGACGGGCGGGGATGCGCGAACCCGGATGGTGGACGCTCTTGCGGTAGAGTATCATGCCGCCGACGGTGAACCTTAGTGCCTTGCGGTTCCTTGCCACGATGTCGTGTGCGCCGGTGTTGCCGCCGAACTGGTGGATGGCCGCGTACTTCTGGGGGCCGGTCTTTACGGTGACTGCTGTGCCGTCGTTGTCAAGCTCGTAGTGGATGCCCTTCATGAGCGCCCCGGTGCCCAGAAGGGTCCTTCCCTTGGGTTTCCTGGACTGTTGCCACTTGTCGGGGCGGCCTTCTTCGCGGAAGTTCTGTCGGACGCTTTTGACTACCAGGTTGCCGACGGCAGCCATGACGGGCCTTGTATTTACCGAATTTCGCCGCATTATGGCGATTAGCGCGTTAAATCTGCCTATGTCTACGTCTGCATTGATAAAATCTGACATTTCCTATTGACTTCCGTTAAAAAAAGATGTATATTATGGGTGATCTCGGTTATCCCCTGATACATCCAGAATGAGGTAGCCGGGTGATCCCTTGTTGATGTATAGCCTGGGTGGTCTTTTTTTTTCTATTTCACTTTGGTCCCCTTCATCTTGATTTTCGCATTGCTGGAATTGAAAGCTGTCCAAAGTTGAAGTCTCCCGTTCAAAGCTCTGAAAACAAGTTTTACGGCACTGTTTTTCTTGTCGCCTTGGAAAACGGACGCGAAGTCTACGTTTATGGCGGCTTGATTGGTGCCTTTGTTTTTCAGAAACTCGATATAAACGGCTCCAGGGTTCTTGAGCGTTTCTATAAAATGCCTAACAAAAGCCGTTCGTTCAGGTCTCCATTCATCGTCGCTCTCGCTATGGGTCAAGAAGTGCTTGCCTACCATTCGCGGGTTGATATACAACGGATAGTCAACTCCGTTTAGTTTGGCGATTACAGAAACACCGTTTTCGTATTTCTGGAAACCATTCATGTTTTTCAGTTCTGTTTCTAGCAGCGACTGGAAATTATTCGTAAATTCGTTTAAGTCTTCGGTGTAAAATTTCCCGCCATCTATGGCTGGAAGGACGGGGGCACTCGCAGGCATTTTTTCTTCGGCGTATTGGTATAGACCTTGTGTCGATGCTTGCCCCCATTTCTTTTGGTCCTTCTTCAGTTTGTCTGCGTAAATCAAGCCCATGTCGGCATCGCCTATGCTGTAGTCCCAGTTTTCGCCAATTTTGTTTGTATCGTTTGCTGTGGTCGGCGCCTTTGTCACTTTTTCGTCCCCGGCATCCATTTCGTACTTGCTGATATACTCCTTTTCGCAGAGACAGCCAAAGCCGTTTGGCGGACTGTGCTTTTGCCACCATGGGTGCTTTATTGGAAGAACCGTTCCGTTCCAAGCCTTGTGCTCTTCGCGGCTTCCAGGAAGCATCTGGCAGATATACTTTGCATGGGTGAACACGTCGGGCATGGCCCTTGCCTGCCGTTCCTGGGCTGCCGCCGCTGCGGTTGCCATGTTCGTCTGGTAGATGACCTTTGAACGCCAAGCACCGTATTTGGGTTTTTCCATCTTCTCGTCGAAGCTCGGGTCTGCGGCACGCCACTTCTTCGCGATGTCGTAGAAGTTGTTGCGGAAGTCTTGCAGGGTGTCGCCCTTCTCGATTGCCCTGTCAACGGCATTGCGGAAGTCGCTCAGGATGTCGTCGCGCATTGCGCCTGCGACGGTAAACGCCCTTGTGTGCATTGCACCTTCAAGGTCGTTCCAGCGCTTTGTAGGAAGGTTGATTTTCTGCTTGAAGTAATCGACGGCTTCCTTATACGCCCCCTGCTTGAAATCCATGCGTTTAGTCATTGACTATGCCCGCTTTCTTGAGGATGGAGAATCTGCCTGCAAGGTCTGCGGCAAGGAACGCCTGTTCCATTTCTTCGGCGATTTTTTCCATGGGCATTTCGGCGTAGCAGCCGATGAGCTTGTCGCGGACTTCTTCGAGGCTCTTTGCGTTTTCCACGAGTTCGCGGATGGGTGCCAGGATGTCAACCTTTTCGCATTCGTCTTCCAGGTGTTCGGTGAAGGCGTTCACTTGCTTGCGGAGCTCGTGGCTTGTGCTGCGGACCTTGCCTTTCTTTTCGGGGCCTTCGGCGAACATTCCGCCCTGCGGCTGGACTTCGGTCATTTCGAAATACTTTTCGTCGATGCCGTAGATGTCGGTGATATACTGGGCGTTGAACTTTACGCCGAGCTGCGTGAGCTTGATGTCGCGATTGAGTCGGGCTTCTTGAAGGTCTTCCGGGAGGATGATGTTCATCCACGGGATTTCCTTTTCGTTTGGCCAGTTGATTTCGTAAATCCAGCGGATGAGTTGGTTGATGCTAGACTCGATCATCGCGGCATCGTCGAGGGCGAGGTCTGCACGGACATCGTTGTGGACGGTGGCCATCGCCTGGGTGCCGCCGGAACTTGTCTGCTCGGTGGTGAGCGTTTCGCCGAGCCACGCCTTTGACATCGCCTGATCTGCCCAATCGACGATTGCCTTGTGAGGGTTGGCGTTTGCCGCGCCTGCTTCCAGGAGTTCCACGGAGCCTGTCTGCGGGATGACTGCGACTGCATCGCGGACAAGTCCCACGAGCATTTTGAGGAAGTCTTGCTGTTCCTTTTCGGTTGCCGTCGGCGGGACCTTGCCGATTGCCTTGGGCATACCGTATTTTTCGACAAAGAGCATCCAGAACTTGAGACCACCCTTCTTGAAGGCGAGTGGCCAGAAGCAACGGGAATATACCGCGTTGCCGTAGGGGTTCGCCGTGGTGGGTCGGTTGCGGGTGACAAGGAACTTGCGCTCGGGCATTTCACGGCGCGAACCGTCGTTGGTCTGCAAGAGCAGCTTGCTGTCGCTATCGAACTTGAACCATTCCTGCTTGCGGTCCTTGATTGCGGTGGGGAGTATGAGCGTGCCCAGATCGGTCTGGACTGTGTTCCACACGATTTCGTGTACGGCATATCCGAAGCCGATCGCTTCGAGCATCTGCGATATGACGTTTCGGAGGTCGATGTTCCAGAGGTATTCCTCGACGAACTTTGCCTTTTTCTGGTCGCCCTTGCTTCCGTCGATTGTCCAGGCTCGGCTGGTGATGGATGCGAAGCGCTTGTTTTTCACCGCGTCAAGGTGGGCGTCTATCATTTCGCGATAGACCTTGATGTTGCCGCCGTTGTTCTTGAGGATGGTGTCGGGGTTCGGGAGGTGGTCGAGCCCGGTGACGAACTCCGCCACGTTCCGGGTGGCGACTTCCTTGGCGAGCTGCAAATCGCGCTTGCCCTGGGGTTCGTTCGGGTTATTTTTGGTCTTTTTGCTCATGCAGTCCTCGGTGTATTTCTAATCTCGTTGAATGGCCGTTCAAATTCGTTGAATTTTGATTTTCTAAACTCGGATGACCGTTTACTAGTCCAAAACAAAAACGGGCTAGAAAGGGCCTTTCTGTGCGAATTTTTAGAAGGTGCTGAAATCCACGTTTTTCCCCTTGAACGGATTGGTCGTTTGCACGAATATCGGGCCCGTGTCGCTTGCGTTTTTGGCGTGGTACGCCAAAGCTGCGCCCCAGAAGAAGTCGCCGTGGCCCTGCTCGGTGCTCGCGGCGTCGTAGCGCACGTTTCCGGCGGTGGTGACAATCTTTCGGACGGCGTGGATGCTTTCGGCCTGTTCGTCCTCGATGCGGCCTTCGACTCCGGGGAACTTGGGGCACTTCTCGATGACAATCTTCTGGTCTTCGAAAGCCTGCAAGAGGTTGATGGCAAGGTCTGCCTTGACGGTGTTCGTGAACAGCACGCCTTCGACCTTGACGGAGCCATACTTTTCCTGGGCGCGTTCGGTGAACTGGTCGCCCACGCCGGTGCGGTCGATGCAGGCACGGACAAGGTTCGGGAGCATCAGGTACTTGTAGAGTTTTTGTTCCAGGAAACTCCACTTTTTGTTCTGGTAGGCTTCGACGGCGCGGCAAACGAGCGTGCCGCCTACATCTTCGAGAACGTAGATGACATAGAGGTGGCGGTGGCGTGCCACGTCGCAACCCAGGTAAAGCGGGCCGGTCGCCTTGTCGAGCCCGAGCACTCCCTGGCGTTCGCAGCTGTGGATGAGCTCGTAGCTGATCATGGCCTTGGATTCGTCCTGCGGGTTGCAGCAGTATTCCTCTTGCCATATCGCCTCGGTCAAGCAGCCTTTGTGTTCCTGCTCCAGCCATTCCTCGCGTTCTTTCCTGGAGAGCTTTTTGCCGCAGATGCGGTCGGCAACGCCTTCCTCTACTGCGAGCTGGATGGGCACGGTGTGAACGCTGTAGTCAAGTTCACCTTTTTTGCACTTCTCGATGAGCTTGTAGAATAGGCTGTTCACGCCGTTGTGGGTTGACAAGATGCGGATGGGATAGCCCCACATGGCGGCAGGCTTCGCGGCTGCCCACATCTTCTGGTCGTTTTCGTGGTGGGCGGCTTCGTCCCAGACGATCTTGCCGCCCTTGGAACGGAATGCCTTGGGGTTGCTGGATAGCACGTAAATCTTGGAGCCGTTGCAGAACTCGATGAGCTTGGATTTGACGCCCTTGTCTTCGTCGGCGAAAACGCAGTCCTCGATGTCTTCGCAGTTGACTTCGGCGAGCGCCTTGGCGATGGCGTTGAGCTTCTGAATCCAGGAGTCGCAATAGTCGATGTATTCGGCGGCAGCCGTCATGTCGGCGGAACTGAAAAAGACTTTCAGTCCGGGCTGTTCGATACAGTCCTGCACGTCTTCGAAGCTCTGGACCCACGTGCCGCCGATACGGCGGGACTTCTCGAAAATCTTGACCTTGCTCTTGTCAAGTAGCCAGCGCTTCTGGTAAGGAAAGAAAAAATCGTCAAGTGCTGCCATTATACGCCCAGGTGTTTCTTGATTTCTTCGAGCGCCTTCTTGGCGCGTTCTTCCGGGGAAAGGTCGGACTTGTTCTTTTTCGGTGCCACGGCCTCGTACTTGCGGGCGTGTTCTGCGGTGTCGATGATGCGCTGGAGCGCGGTGTAGCGTTCGGGGGCAATCTTCACGCCGTCGAGTTCGTCCTGCTTGATTTTTCGGGCCATCACTTCGCCCAGGCTGAAGAGTTCGGCGTGGAAGTTCTTTTCGCCGCCGCTGATTTCTGCGCGGGTTTCTTCCCAGCGGTCTTCTGCCTTCCAGTTCTGCAGGGTGCGCGTGGATATGTTGAGCCTGCGACTGATGTCTGCGAGACTCAGCTGGTGGATGGTGTAAAGTTCTTTCGCCTTTGGTTTGAGTTCCGCCTTGCTCATGGCATTCTCCCGGGTGTTGCGTGGTTCTCGGTGCAGCATGCGCGTATCGCTTCGAGTGCTCGTTTCTGGTCGTCGCTGTATTGCTTCAATACGGCTTCCCATCGCACCTGGTCATTTGCGGCGTTCTTTTCCCACTTGGCGTTTTCGTTCGTGTAGAAGATGGCGAGCATGACGGCGAAGACAATGCCCACGCCGAACTGTTTCAATGCCTCTTGCCAGAAAGTTTTATCCATGGAATATACCTCCGTGCAAATGTAGCCGTAAAACACTGACAAAGGGCATGACATTGTCATGCCCTCTTTCGCGGGCAAGCGGGTAAATTTGGAGCCATGAAAGATAAGCATCCGAAGATTCTGAAATCCACCGACCTGCGCGAGCCGTGGGTCGAGGCATTCAAGACCGGCCCCGTCGTAGATATGGCGGGCAACACTCACGACTTTAGCGAAGCTGACCTCGAAGAACTCAACCAGGGAATCCACGACCAGCTCGCCGCAGGCTACCAGCCGCCGATGGTCAAGGGCCACCCGAAGGTTGACGATCCGCGTGTCGGCTCCATTGTCGATTCCAAGGTGGAAGACAAGGTGCTGAAGGTGAAACTCGACGATGTTGACCCGGACTTTGCCGAAGAGGTGAAGAAGGGCGGTTTCAAGTATCTTTCGGCTGCCGTTTACAGCAACTTGAAGAAGGGTTTGCGACACCTGGGCGCTCTCGGTGCGGTCGGCCCTGCCATGAAGGGTATGGCCCCGCTTTGCTTTGGCGAAGGTATGTTCGCCGATTCCGACAAGGGCGTTACAGAGCAGGACGTGAGCGTCTTTGCAGAGCCGTTCGCATGGGACCGCCTGGTGCCGCGATCCGTGTTCGAGTCGCTGGTGTACAAGATTGGTGGCATTGGACGCCTGTTCCGCAGCCAGCGCGAACAGCTCATTGAAAAGGAAGGCATCGAGGCCGCCGACAAAGTTTTCCCGGAATACACCATCAAGGACCTCGAAGAAATCGAAAGTGTCCTGAAGGATGCGAAGGATTTCCCGCAGCTGCCCAAGCCTGCCGTGGAAAAGCCCGCTGAATCTACAGCTTCTTTCGGTGAACCGAACGAAAGCGGTTCTGATTCGCTGGAGAACGGGAATCAGAATCCTCAGCCTACAACGCCCCCTCGCGACGAACCGACCGATTCTATCCCGGAAGGTAATTCTAGCGAAGCGACGCGGCTGAGCAAAGAGAATGCCGCGCTCCGGGCAGAGAACGATACTCTCAGGGCCGAAAAGCTCCAGGCGCAGCGCCTCCGTGCCGGTGCGGCATTCTCTGAGACTTTGGACAACGCCATTTCCGAAGGTCGTTGCAA